AAATAAAACCAATAGTAGTTAATGGTAAAGTAGAGAGTGCAGCAGTTGTCAATCAGGGGTCTGAATACAATTCAACACCTGAAGTTATTGTAAGTGACACAGGAACAGGTTCTGGTGCTATCATAAGACCTGTTATAGAAAATGGTAAAATAATTGATGCAATCGTAATTAACACTGGTATAGGTTATAGTAGTCTTTCTACAGATATTGATATTATTCCCAGAGGATCTAATGCATCATTTGGTGCTAGAGTTAGAAGTTTAACATTAAATAGCACACAAAGATTTGGTGATTTTAGTTTAACTTCTAGAGAAAATTCTTTAAGTTTTGGAATTTTAGGATACTCCCAAAAAATAGCAAATACATTTGAAAATAGTTTTACCATTAATTCAAATGATGAGTTTAATCAAATTACAGGTCACTCACCAATAATAGGTTGGGCATATGATGGTAATCCAATATATGGACCTTTTGGATATTCTGATCCTGATAATATCAATTCAGATTTAAAAATAATATCAACATCATACAAACTTAACACATCAAATGTAATTAATAGACCATCAGGATTTGAACAAGGATTTTTTATTGATGATTATAAATTTGATGGCACGGGTGATTTAGACATTCATAATGGTAGATTCTGTAAAACTCCTGAATTTCCAAATGGAATATATGCATATTTTGCATCTGTTGGTCTTGGAACAGCAAGTAATAAATTAGAAGGAATATATCCATATTTTATTGGTAAAAGTTATAGATCACCTATAATTAACGATAATCTTATTTTAACACAAGACTTTGATTTTAATAATTCAAATTTATTAAGAAATACACTTCCATATGTTGTTGATGAGGAGTTTGGTGATAATGATTTCATTATTGAGTCAAATGAAACAATAAGACAAATTTCAAAAATAGAATCAGTAACAAAAGGAGATGTTGATAATATAACAATTTTAGATGGAGGAACAGGATATAAAGTTGGTGATTTAACAGTTTTTGATGATACAGATACAGATGGATCTGGTTTTAGTGCAAAGGTTGATGAAATTGTTGGTATTGGTGTTTCAAGAATTGATTCTGTATTAGAAAGGTTTGAAAACTTAGTTTTTGTATGGAATAGTAGTGATGAAGTAATTGCAAATTACTTGCCATTTATTGAACTCAATAATAATAGTTCTATTTCAATTTCTGGTCTTAATACTTCGATTGTAAATTTAAGTGGTTCTTTTTCAGCAGGAATTTCAACAGATACAATTGGTTTAGCAAGAACCATGTCAACTGGAAGTTCTAATGGTAAAATTGAAGATATTTTTGTTACTGATATTCCAAATACTGTTGCTATTGGTGGATCACTTAGAGTTGGAACAGAAACCTTAAAAGTATTAAATGTGTATGATACACAAAAAGTAATTAGAGTTCTTAGACATGTTGGTGTTGCTCATACATTAGGATCAAATATTGATGTTTTAAATAATAGAATAAGTATTCCAGTTAAAACAACTAAATTTATATCAAAAGTTGATGATATTGTTTATTTTAATGGACCTCAGTCAATTGGTATTGGAACAACAGCAGGTAGTGCAACCACTGTTGAATATGTTGTAGGTGAAACAAAACAAAATTTATCCATACCAACAAGAACTATACACTTACCAAATCACCCATTTAAAACTGGTCAAAAGGTTAAATTAAATAAAAAAAGTGGAGCAAATAGATTTGATGTAGGTAATACACCAAATGTATCTGAATTTAAAGTTCCATATGTTGGAAATGATACTATAGATGTTTATCTTATCAATAAAGGTGAAGACTACGTTGGAATATTAACTACGAAAGTAGGTATAGGAAGCACTAGTGAAGGTTTATACTTCTATAGTAAAGGATCTACTACAGGAATTAATTCAGGTTCATACTTCTTCTCCTCCGATCATACTCAAGTTATTGGTGATATTGATAAAGTTACAACTACTGTTACTACAAATGTATCTGCTGCAAATACTACAACTCATAATTTAAGAGAAAAAGATATTGTTAAAATGAACGTTATACCTAATTTATCAGTAGGTATAGGAACCACTACACCAATATCAGTTAATTATAATTCAGAATTTGAAAAACTTTTAATAAATCCAATAACATTTTCTGCATCAGATGTAGAAACTAATCAATTTGATATTAATAATCATGGTTTGAAAACTGGTGATAAAGTTTTTTATGACGGAAGTGCAACAGGATTAACAACAGGTAGTTACTATGTTAATAAAATTAGTGATAGATATTTTCAATTTGCAGAAACACTCACTGATTTGAGTCAAACTCCTATAAGAACACTTTCAATAACTGCCAATACTGGAGGAGCAAATCAATCAATAGCATTGATTAATCCAAGAATAGATGTTGTAAAAAATTCTAAATTAACTTTTGGATTGTCAAGCACAACATTATCTAATTTTGATTTCAAATTGTTTTATGATGAAAATCTTACTAATGAATATTTAAGTTCTCAAGATTCATCTGCTTTTAACGTAATTGGTGTTGGAACAGCTGGACTATCAGGTGCTCAATTAAGTATTCATTTTACAGAATCAACACCAGAAAAATTATATTATGGATTATCAAAAGGTGGTTTTATTAGCACATCTGATACTGGAGTTAAAAATTATTCAGAAATAAGATTTATTGATAGTGCTTATAATGGAGAATATGAAATATTTGATGTCACTAATGAGACATTTAAATTTTCACCTTTAGTTCCTGAATTAACAACATATTTGAGCACTGATTGTGAAAAATTAGAATATTCTACCAGATCTTCAAATGTTAATGGTGCTATCAAAGATTTTAAAATTATTTCACCTGGATTTAACTATAAAAAACTTCCTAAATTTAAATCGGTTACTAGCACAAATGGTAGTAATGCAAATATTGTTGCTGTATCTACATCAATCGGTAGAATACAAGATGTTAGAATACTTGATATTGGATATGAATATTCATCAGATAAAACTTTAAGTCCAGAGGCATTCATATCACCAGTAGTAAATATTGATAATCTTGATGTAATTAATTCTATAACTATTGTTAAAGGTGGAAAGAATTATATTAATGCACCAAATTTAATTGTATTCAATCCAATAAGCAATAAATTAGTAAATGATTCATCTTTAGTTGCAATCGCACCGAATCAAACAATATCTGAAGTTAAGATTCTTGCACCAGTTACAGGATTAGATTCTGTTAATCATTCTATAATTGCAATCAATAATTCAAATGGTGTTGGCATAAATTCAATACAATCTAGTTCATCTGGTTTAGTAACTTGTTTCCTTGAAACTCCTATGAATGGTTTTAGAGATCCACAACCATTTGCTATTGGGGATGAAATATTTGTTGAGGGTATTCAAAGAATCGGTGAAACAGGTGTTGGTGCTACACAAGGTGGTATTTCAACAGATACTACAATTGAAGGTGACGGATTTAACTCTGAAAACTATAATTATCAATTTTTCACTATTGATGACTATATTGCTGGAACACAAGCAATCCTTAAATTTAGTTTAGCAGGTTTAACCACTAATACAGGTATTGCAAAAACATTTCAATCAGGATACGCAACTATAATTAATAGGGAAAATTATCCAGTAATCGAACCAACACTAACAAGAGGTGAATTTGAATTAAATGAAAAGTTAGTAATAGATGGTAAAATTACAGATTTATCTGTTGTAGAAATTAGAGATGATTATATAAAAATTGATGGAAAATTTGAAATTAAAAAAGGTGATAGAATAACTGGTAGATTAACTGGTGTTTCTGCTGAGATAACAAGTATTGTTGGAAATAAAGCAAAATTTAAAACAGATTTTTCAAATCGTCAAGAATATGGTTGGTTAGATGATATTGGTAAATTAAATCAAGATTATCAAGTGATACCAGATAATGATTACTATCAAAATTTATCTTACACAGTTAAAAGCACAATAGAATGGGATAAATTTGTAAATCCTTTAAATCGTTTAGTTCATCCTGCTGGATTGAAAAATTTTGCGGACACGTCTCTTGAAAGTAAGGTATCAGTTGGTATAGGAACCACAGCTCTGACAAAAGATTTGATTGTTCTTGATGTAGCTAATATTATTGGATTAGAAGATAAACAAAGAGTCGATGCTATCAATAATTTTGATTTTGTAACAGACTTTGATACAAGAGTAAATAGATCTAAATTTATAGAACTATCTAATAAATCTTTAACAGATTTTTCAAGATGTAAAACAAATAGAGTATTAGTTCATGATGATATAAGCAGTAATTTTTCAAGCACTGGTTTTCAAGAAAATAATACTGTTATTGAAGAGTTAACTGAGGATTATGCAAATTATTTAATTCAAATAATTGATCCAGATACTTTTGATACTCAGTTTTCTGAATTGATAGTTTTAACCACAACTGATGATGCTTACTTACTTCAAAAAACAACTGATTTTACAACATTAGAACTCGGTGAATTTACAACAGAAATTAATTCTAGTGGAGTTAAAAATTTAATATTTACACCAACTGAAGCATTTACAAAAGATCATGATATTAAAATTTTAAAAATTGATTTTAATACTGATTTAGTTGGTATAGCAACAAATTCAATTGGAAATATTGATTTGACTGGTGTTAATATTGGAGTAAGTAGTGCACCTTCTGGAATTACAACTACTACAATAGCACAATTTTCAAAATCTGATTTTAATGGTCTTTATGCAAATATATTTGTTGAAGATAATGTAACTAAAGAAATTAATTATAATGAAGTTATTATAGATTTTGATGGAACTGATACTACAATATCTCAAACATATTTTGATACTTTACGTGGATTTAGCAATTCTTCTGTTGGAGTCATAACAGCAAGATATGAAAATGACTTTATTAAATTACAATGTGAAAATGATAGAGTAAATTCACTTAATATAAGAACAAACATAGTTGGATTAGGAACAACAACAGCTGGAATTGGAACTTATAGATTCTCAGTTAGTGGTCAACCAATAGGAGCGGAAAGAAGTGCTAGATTGGAGTCTAATTATGTAACTGGAACAGCAAGCACGATTACATATGGAACAATTAGTAAAACTCTTGATAGTTCTGCAAAATCACTTGTAAGAGTATCATGTGGTGAAACTTCAGCAATACATCAAATAGTATCAGTAAGAGACGCTGATGATATTTTAACTGTTCAATATCCTTTCGTGTCTGCTGGTTCTACAAGTGGTATCGGAACTTTTGGTGGAGAAATAGACGGATCTAACATAAATTTAAGATTTTATCCAGACTCTGAATTTACATCATTAATTGAAGTTCAAGCATTTAATCAAATATTTTATACAGAAAATGATTTCTCAAATGTTCCACCTGATTTAAACTATGGAACTGTAACTCAAAAACTATTCTTATCATCATACGACGGTTTAAGTGGATTAAGAGCAAATAAAGTAGAATTTGATTTAAAATATGAAGGAACACCAATATACTCAAAAACTTTTGATCCTGATGGAGTTGGTCTTAACAAATCTACAGGTGTATTTACAATACCAAATCATTTTTTCAATACTAACGAACAATTAACTTATAAACCAGAGTCAACATTTATTGGCATTGCAGCTACTGCAGTTTCAATAGGTGCTACTGCAAACACAGCAGGAGTTGTAACGACAATATTACCAAGCACTGTTTTTGCAAAAGTTTCAGATGAAAACAAATTCCAATTATTTACAAGACGTGAATACGTATCATCT